CTGTTAAAGCGGCTAACCCTCTTGATAGTGACCTTAAAGGTGCTGGGATGACACAGCGCATGAAGTTTGCAGCAGCAGACGTTATAGCGACCTTCGATCAACTTGTTTCTGTTGCTCGTAGCCCCCTCCAGACTGTGAGACAAGTCGGAGGAAACCTTGTGGATACCGTGAAAGCAGGAGGACAGAGTGCCTACTTCTATAAAGACGGTAACAAGATTGATATGAACGAGGGTGCCACTGTAGGCAACGCTACGATCCGTAACACCAAACAAGTGGATCGGGCAGCTATGCGTGTAGCAGCTAACCAACAAAAAGGAGCGATCACACGCGCTGGGATGAAGATGTTAGCATCCGACCCTGCGGCAGCATTCTTTGCCATTGCGAAAGGGATGCGAGCAGCAGGACGTATCGGTGTTGGGTCTCTCGATGAACCTTTCATCATGATCCTAGCAGGGCGACGGGTACGAGCAGACGCATATAGGGAGGCTATTAAACAACAGCCTAGTGACCCAGCTGCTTTCATCGACAAATACATCGCAAACGCTAGCACTGTTGATAAGCAAGGGGTCAAACGGTTCAACTATCTCGACGAGAAGTACAAGGACGGAGCCAACGACGTTCGTAGAGGCTTGTTCCGTCGAGCAGACCTAGAGGCTGATGATTATCGCGTGCAGACCGAAGAGCACGTTATTAACTTCTGGGGTAAAATCACAGGTGGTGACCCTAATATGGGCAAGTTCTTAGTTCGATTCATGCAGCCCATCTTTACGACGCCTACAATCGGACTGATCCAGTCGGGAAGAAACGTCGCCCACACAGCACCTATACCCATCCCCCTTGCAGCTAATGTAGGGCAACGAGCTTACTCCGAAGTAGCAAAACGACTAGGTAAGAAAGGGAAGATCAGTAGCATCGTCTCGGGACGAGTAAACAAAGAGATCAACGACCACGAGATCAAAATCGAAAGACTCAAGACCGAGAAAAAGAAAGAAGGGCTTGATGCAAAAGAGGTACAGAAACTTGATGACGAGCTTGCAGCGACTGAACAACAGCTCAAAAGCGCAGTCGCTTATCGAACTGAGAAGATATATGACGACATCGCTCACACAGCACTGCTAGGTGGAATGGCGATGGCAGCATTTGAGGCAGGACGCCAAGGATTGATTTCAGGCGCAGGTGCGGACTTTACACGAGACCAGAGAAACAACGGGGAGTTCGAGAAGTACCGAGGACTTGCTGATAAGGATTCCGTCGGATGGAACTACCTACTAGCTGACCCGTTCCGAACTGTAGTCGCTCTTTATGCTGACCTCGGAGCACGCTCAGTACTTGAGGAGGAAGGAAAGCTTACAGAACAACAGAACTGGGGTAACTTCATCACCTCCACACTGGAAGCGTATGCTACCGATGCTGTGTTCAGTACCAGTCTCCGTCAAATAAAAGACTTAGCGTTTGGACAAGAGAAGTCACGTACCAGCGCGATGATTGATATTGCAGCAGGTGCGGCATTGGTTCCTTCATGGGCTCGTAACCTTAACTCGTTCAGCGACGATACCTACTCGGTACACGGACAAGGAGCAGAATACGGTGATATTCCAGATCGAGCAGTGCAGAAAGCTTTAGGTAACGAGGCAGAGAACTATCGTGTTGATAAACTAGGACGACCTTTGAAACGGAACGAACGAGGCCCACTGAACTACGTCTTCCGCTACGCCCCTGAAGAACGTGCGAGACGGATGCAAGCCGAGGAAGACGTTAAAAATGTCCTACAAGCAGACAGTCTCCAGCATGGACTTTTCCCAGCGTTCCCAAAAGCCCCTCGTATCAACGGTGTCTCAATCCCACTGGATAAATTTACCAAAGGAAGAAAGACCCTATTAACTGCCTTCGAAAAGATGGCGAATGAGAATGATGACTTCCTTCATGAGCTCGGAGATCTTGTAACAAGCGAGAACTGGCTCGACGACTACGCTAATTACGAAACAACCGAACACCCTACGAACCCTGATGCGCTCTATAACGAAGGGATCAAGAGGCTCGTAGACGTTCGTGACAAGTATATCGCAAAAGCCAAGACACAGCTCCAAGACCCTTCGAGTGATGCACAGTTCTATCGGAATAAAGACGGTCAGACTATCTACGAGTACATTGAGAGCTTCAGTACCCCCACCGAAGAAACCAATCGGACAGTACCAGACATTCTCAACATCCATTAACCTCAAATAGAAAAGAAACCATGAGTAACAGTAAGAAACTATATAACCTCCAAGACCTCCTTATCGACGAGTTCATCCAACGTATCGAGAGCGGTGAGGCGTCCCCGAGCGACCTTAACGCCTGTAGGCAGCTCCTAAAGGACAATAACATCCATGCAGCAGTCTCTGATGCCAACCCAATGGCTGATCTAGTCAGTATGTTACCGTTTGATGACGTAACTGACCGAGTAATCTCTCAATAAGACCCATGAGCGAACGAAATTACCGTAAAGAGTACGACAACTACCATAAGAAGCCCGAGCAACGCCGACGGAATGACTCTAGGAAGTCTGCTAGGCGTCTGATGATTAAGAAGCATGGCAAAGCGGCTCTGGCTGGTAAAGACATCGACCATAAAGACCGCAATCCAAAGAACAACTCGACCCGTAATCTTAGGATTCAGTCCAAGTCGGCTAATAGAAGTCGAAATAAGTAACAATATGCAAGTACCTCCACAGCTCCGAGACTTTAAGAACTTCGTTTACCTTGTTTGGAAACAACTTAATCTACCTGATCCTACCCCTCTCCAGTATGACATTGCAGATTATATGCAAGGAACGGAGAAACGAGCTATTATTCAGGCGTTTCGGGGCTGCGGTAAATCTTGGATTTGCTCGGCGTATGTGGTTCACCAATTTTTAATGGATCCATCGTTAAACATCCTAGTGGTATCAGCCTCTAAGACACGTAGTGATGACTTCAGTACCTTTACTCTACGTCTCATTAGCGAGATGGAGATCCTAAAACACCTACGACCCAGTGACAAACAACGTCAGTCTAAGATCTCCTTCGACGTAGGGCCAGCCCCTGCCTCCCACGCGCCCTCAGTGAAGTCACTAGGTATCTCAAGTCAGCTCACTGGCTCGCGTGCAGACATCATCATCGCCGACGACATCGAAGTAGCAAACAACTCGGCTACAATGTTGATGAGAGAGAAGCTGTCGGAACAGGTAAAAGAGTTCGATGCGATTCTCAAACCCGAGGACTCCTCAAAGGTACTCTTCCTAGGAACACCACAGACTGAAGATTCGATCTACAGCAGACTACAAGAGCGTGGATACAAGTCACGTATCTGGCCTGCCGTACACATCACTCCTGATCACAATGCACGTACCTATGATGGTAACGTAGCGACCGTATGCGAAGACCCTGACAAGCTAGGGAAATCTACGGAACCTCTACGGTTCTCTGATGTAGACCTAGCGGAACGTAAGATCAGCTACGGTTCGGCTGGTTACGCTATGCAGTTCATGCTCGATAGCCGCCTGTCGGACGTCGATAAGTTCCCTTTGAAGATCAGCGACCTCATCGTGGCCTCTATAGACCCCGAGGTGGCTCCCGAGAAGTACGTGTGGGCAAGAGATCCAGAACTAGAGTGGGACTCCACTGTGCCTAACGTAGCGTTTGCTGGAGAGCGGTACTACAGACCCCTAAGAGCACTAGGAGATCACATCGAATACACTGGGTCGGTACTGGCGATTGACCCTGCTGGTCGTGGTAAGGATGAAACAGGATATGCCGTATGTAAGATGCTCAACGGGTATCTGTACATCCCAGCGGCTGGAGGTCTTTCTGGAGGCTACTCCGAAGACACCCTGTTCCAAATAGCTAACTTAGCAAAGGAACACTCGGTCAACTACATCATCATCGAGAGCAATTTTGGTGACGCAATGTTTAACGAACTCCTCAAACCTGTACTGAACAAAGTCTATCCCTGTTCTATCGAAGAGGTCAGGCACTCCACGCAGAAGGAGAAACGTATCATTGATACCCTAGAACCTGTGATGGCAGGACACAAGCTAGTCATAGATCCAAGCGTCGTACAGGAAGACTTTAAGACCATCCAGAAGTATCCCCATGAATCTCAACTGAAGTACTCCTTGTTCTACCAGATGTCTCGACTGACGAGGGAACGGGGAGCCATTACTCACGATGACCGTCTGGACGCTCTAAGCATCGCGGTGAACTACTGGGTAGAACAAATGTCTCAGGATGCTGAGGTGAAGATGAACGACCGACGATCAGAGATGTTGGATATTGAGCTAACTAAGTTCCAAGATGCTTACTTTAAGAACAAAGGAGGCGGTGGGGTTCTTACGTGGTAGGTATGGAGTTGGACTTACTAAGGTTCTCCTTAGCTTCTAGGATCTGTAGGTTCCAAGGTGCATGGAGACCACAGAACTTATCGTGCATTATCGGCCAGATGTGATCGACGTGGAAAGCCTCTGAAGAGCCTGCTGACCTTGCACATAGGGTAAGACACTCACGGAGCTTATAAACGGCTTGTAGGGCTTTGTAGGCGGTCTTATGGAGCTTTATGTTGGTTTTGAGCTTCTTACGACGTTTGGCGTTGACGGCTGCAGCCTTCTCAGGGTTCGCTTTTTTCCATTTACGGATAATAGCGGCGCATTTATCAGCGTTTGCTTGCTGCCATTTACGATTAACGGCTGACACCTTCTCGGGGTTTTCTTGCTGCCAGCTGCGTGTGGCTACTCGCCCACGCTCAATACTCTCCAAAGGAGCCCAATACTGAACCCCTTTTATGCGCACGTTAAAAAACAACCCATCAAACTCTGGATGAGGATCTCCACGCACGAACACCCCTTCAACCTGTATCTTCTTTTGATTGATAGAACTTTTCCGTCTAGGAACCTCAACGAACGGACGACGGGAAGCAAAATTAAATTCGAGCTGTGGATCGGTGTCGGACATATCCCAACACCTTGATTAAGAAGAACATCCATGTCAATAGAACAGTAAACGACCGTTTAGGAAGCTAAAAGAGAGGTAACACATAGACGAATAAGCTTGACGGATATATTTCCTTCCGTATAATTGAACGGAGAGAACAAAAGAGGTAACATACTATTAGTGTACTTTAAGTGTCCTTCGACAGAAGTGGATTTAAAGCGTCAATAACTTACCTTCTCTAAGTGTAGACGACGATGAGGTAAATCAAAAACAAACTCCATCCAAGTTCATTCTCTATAAGTGTACTTTGACTGATTAAAGATTGTCCACGTCAGTCGTCCTCCCTTTAGATTTCCTCAAAGATACCTATAGAACACCTATAAGTACGTGTGTTAGGTATTGACCCCTACCCCTCCCCTTTCTAAGATCCCTATCTATAATCCTTTTTGTTAAAGTGTGTTCATATACGTGTGTTAAGGGTCATTCTCTGTGGTGGAGGGTGGCCCTTTTTCACGCCTAAAAGGAATGTTACAATATGAAACTTTTCGTGATCTCCGTCGATACTGAGCAAGACCCCTATGAAGACCACAGGTACCCTGAGAGAGTCTACATGGGTTCCCGAGCAGGTGTAGCCAAACTGGTGTACCAGATGAGCCGAGAGATAGGCTCTGAGGGTCTTGTGTCCTACAGTGAAGTCGTAGAGCCGCAGCTGTTCGTAGAAGACGTAGAGCCTTACAGCACCTCCCGAATGGGAGCCTTGGAGCACTAAAGGGTAGATCTCTGGGTGTAGCTCTGGGTTGTAGCTCTGGGTTGTAGCTCTGGGTGTTCCCTAAGGTAGCTCTGGGTGTTGTTTTGGTATAAAAATGTGAGGGGGTATACGTATAGGAAGCTGGCTGAGCATCCCCCCAAGCACCCCGTTATTCGTGTGTTTGTCTCTCGATTGTCACAAGCCAAGGGGGGAGTGCCTATTGTATGCACTCTGCGGGGGATTAGAGATGCACCGTGCTAAGTAGAGAGTGTTATTCTGTGCTGTTGTTGTTTTGAATGTCTTGTTATCAAGGGATTGTTTGCCTGTCTCTCTTAGATAGCGGGTTTTTGTGTTCGGGACACACTGAGGACACACTGAGGACACACTGAGGACACACTGAGGACACACTGAGGACACACTGAGGACACAAGGAAC